GCGCCTATTTTTTCTTCATTGTCTCTTTTTTTAAATTGTTTGGCTAACCTAACATCCCATCTCGCCATAATATCAACCTCCTAGCTTGATTGTGTCGGATCATTAAAACTGGCATTACTAAAATCTATAGTGACGGATATTTTATGAGTATTATCTGTTAATGTATGTTCGGCAGACTTGACCTTATAATATCCGCTTACGCCATATTTGGGTATCTGCACGTTTAATTTTCTATTGGCTCGTAAATTTTCACACCCATATACATCTACCGCATTAAATGTAAGTTCCCTTTTAGTGGCATCATAAGCATTTAAATAGTTCTGGGCTGTATTCCTTGCCTGTGATTCATTCTGGCTGTCTACTGACAAAATCTTTGTCATCCTGCCGAAGGTTTTAATATTGTCATCATCCTCAATGTGTGCCAATATACCAGCCTCACTTTCACTGTTGCTAGATACTGTTACGGCGTTATACATTTCCTCCATGCTTCTATCTATGGAGAAATCATTACCAAGTATATATTTACAATCAAGTTTTAAATTGCTAACCTTATCTACCCATAAAACGATACCTCGCATCTCCATGAATACATCCTCACCTATTTCAGACGAGCACTGAGAAACAATATCTTTTATAATATCCGATATAGTTTTACCTTTATAAAATTTAGTTATCTTCGTAGCTAAGGGCAAAACCGCACCGCTGATATAATATTTACCCAAGAGTTGATATATTGCCGTTTTGGCATCTGTATTATTGAATTGTACAATATCTTCATTCTTATTTAAATAAAAGGCATAATCTTGCGCAGTGTAACTACTCTGCTTGTCTTTATTTGTCTTTTTAGTTATAACCCCATAGAATACCAATGAACTATCTTTTTTGAGCATTATATGGCTCCTGCCCTCCGCTAAATCCAGCAAACTATCAAATTCTAGAGAGACAGCCAACGTATCTATATCATCTGTCCACTTTAGGTTATTGGAATACTGCATTATATCCCTGAACTTTCCATCATTATCGCCATTCACCATGTAATCTGTTTTTAAATACCACATATTACCACCTTATATCCTTGCCGAAGTCTACAAATACAACCTTACCTATAGACTGCAGGGACTCACTTATAGTCTTTTTTTGGTTGTCTGTCATAACAAGAGGTATCCTGTACTCCTTGAAACTTGCCTTGAACTGTATGTCTTTTGCCCTATCTGGGTACCAGCTTAAACTCTCTACACTCACATACCAATCTAAAATTGTAGGGCTTATATTGTTTTTATTTTTGCCCCTAATCATGACACATTCTATGGGTATTTTCTTGTCCATTGCATTATTCCATAAGTTTATCAATAAATATGGATTCATCTGGCTCCTGGCATAATCATACTTATTTGCATATTCGGGCATCCATGACTCTATAGAAAAGGTATTTAAAGTAACATTCCCTAATAATGAATAGTTGCCGTCCTGATAGCTTTCAAATTCTTCATTCTTTGAACTTCTCTGTATCTCCGGCATATCTTTTGGGGGAATAGGTAATTGATATGATTCCTTCCCATCCGAACTTTTAAAATATATATCCATAAAAACACCCCTTACATATTTTCTATAGCGGATATAACGGTATTTCCAAGATATTCTCCCATTTCCTTAGCATATTGTTCATTACCTATAACATTACCTTGGATATTCAGGTTTACAGTAAATTTGCTTTCTCCGCTTTTATTAAACAAGGATTTGAGTCTCTTACTATTTACAACCTGTTCTCCACCCTCAAAATATCTATATTGCTTACCCACAACTAATTCTGGTTCTCCGTTTTCACTTAATGCCGCAAAACCTCTCTTGGCATTGTCTGTACCGTCTATATAACCGACATATCCGCCTCCATGCATCATGCTTCTTATGCCTGGAACATTTGCTATACTTCCATAGGTACCAATCATATATCTTATGGATGCTGCCGCATTTGCTACGGGATTCCAGATATCTCCCAAACCAGGTATAGCATATCTGCTGAAACTGCTATCTATCATCTGCATCAGGCCCTTAGATGGGTGCCCTTCTATCGCATTTATATCCCAAAGATTTATAGCCTTAGGATTGCCTCCGGACTCATGCATTGCTATGCTCTCCAGCGCCGGCAGATAGCTCATGGGGGTCCCTGTTATTGCCATTGCCGCAGTTAACCAGCCCGATAAATCTCCACTTACGGAACCCGTTATACTGCCTATCCATTTTTTAATAAATTTTCCCATATCTTTATTGGTTAACCCATTTATAAAACCTTGTACTATATAATTGCCTATCTTAAAAAATACTTTTGAAGGGGAGGCTATTCCAAAGCCATTCCTAAAAGCGTTTATCACTTTATCTGTTAATGTTTTTACTACGGAAAGTATATTGCTCTGTGCTCCACTATTAGCAATGCCCTTAGCCAATTCATTTACTGCACTTATACCAACAGGATTACAGCTATTGGTGAAAATCATTAATCTTCCTGACATTCCGGCGGTCATATTGCTTGTGGATTTCCATGCATTTGGTGATGCTGCATTAACACCACTAGCAATACCATTTACAGAATTAGCTCCGGATGGTCTGCCGGTGTTTACATATGCCTGTACTGTATTTGCCATACCGGCAGTCATATTATTGGTAGATCTCCACAAGATCGGTGATGCTGCCGTCATACCTGTTGACATACCTGTTATCATATCGGGCATCCATTGCCCATATTGCTGAAGCGGTCCCTCGTCTGGCTTTGAGAAATGCAGAAACTTTTTAACTATATCTGCTATTCCTTTGGCAGCTTTCTTAATTGGGGCAAATTTTTCTTCGATCCCTTTTACAAATCCGTTTATCATATCATGAGCCCACCCTCTAAATTTAGCAGGGAGTGTCTTAAAAGATGCGAATACAGCATTTACTTTATTTCTAAACCATACATTTTTTTGATATAAAACTACTAATGCACTTCCAAGTGCAATAATTACAGATATCACCTTGATAATTGGGTTTGCGTTCATAGCTAAATTAAGAAGTCTCTGGGCTCCTGCGGCTATCTTTTGGGCTGCAGCTATTCCCAATGTTGCTCCCTTGAATATTGCCATTCTTGCAGCGTTTATAATAAATATTGCTCCTTGCTTTGCTATTCCCAAACCCATTAAAGCAACATTTTTCGCCGCTATAAGTGCATTTTTACCTACACCTAATAAATTAGATCCTAAAGTTCTTACGGAGCTTATACCTTTACTAAATCCAGCACCGATATTAACACCTACCTTTTTTACCGCATTTCCTGCATAAGAAGCCGCTATTCTTAAATCTGTAAATGTAGGAAGACTTGCTCTTATAGAACTCCCAATTTTAGAGAATCCGCCCCCAACCTTTTGTACAATTGAAAGATTTCCTGTAGCTTTTCTGGCATCATCTATTGCTTTTTTTGCATCTCTAAATGATTTAATAAATTGTCCCATATCAGTAATGGTCTTGGTGATTTTTATAGTTCCTATGGCCGTTATAAAGCCAGTTAATGCTACCCTAGTAAGCCCCATATGATTCTTCAAATAGTCCAGTACATCTCTTAACCCATATAGTGGACCTGTTACAAGGGCTGTTATAGTTTTCCCTAAGTTTTGTGTTGAGCCTCCGAATTTAGGTATCAATTGTAATACAATGCCTCCAACATCTTTTGCAATTCCAGTTATAACAGGTCCGGCTTGTTTTACGATATTTGTTATTACCTTCGATATTCCTGGCAAATATTTTTGAACAATTGTTGTGCCTTTAGGAATTTCTTCACCCAACCAAGTTGTAAATTTATAAAGATATGGTATAACCGTTGTTGCAATGCTGGCTCCCAATCCAGTGAATGTATTTTTTATAATTGCCGTTTGACCTGGTATAGTTTTCGCCGCCGCGGCAGCACTACCCCCAAACTCTTTGCTTACCTCACTTAGGATTATTTGTTGTGCTTTCGCAGTTTGCCCGGTTTGGGCAAGGCTTTTTATCATATTTTTCTGCCCAGATGTGAAATTAACACCCACTCTTCCAAGCGCCGTTACACCCTTGATCGGATCGTTCAAGGCTTTACCTAACTGAATCGCCGAAGCCTTTGTACTTTGCCCCAAAGCTGTAGACATATCATTTACAGCAACCAATGCTTGCTTAAAAACACTACCCTTTATATTTGTAAAGGTAAGTAATAAATTCTCTGTTGCTATATTGGCGCCCTTAGAATAAGTAGTTACCTTGCTCTGTGCTGCAGCCAAATCTAATAACTGTTTCTTGGTTAATCCTGCTGCACCACCTGTGGATTTCAAAACAGTGCTCATTTGTGCCGTAGCTTTTTGTGCTGCTGTTGCATTTGCGATCATACTTTTCAAATTAAGTCCACTGGCTAAACCTAAGCCAAAGGTAATAGCACTCCTAGCCATGTTTTTAAAGGAGGTGCTTATACCACTTCCAGCAGTTCTTACACGGTTGTGCAAATGTTCTACTTCATTGGCATAATTTCTTACAGCCCTGCTTCCGTCTTTATCTAGTGCTTTAGTTATAGCTGTGGCATTTTTTGTCACTTGAGTAAAACCCAAAGTGCTTCTTACACAAGCCTGCATAGGGTTTGACCAATGGTTTACTAGATTTAAAACAGTAGATATTTGCTTTGCCATATCATCACTTCCAATTATTTTTTGCAAAATAAAAAAGCCCATAACATAAAGTTACAAGCTTTGAAATATTATTGTTCGCCTTCCACATCTTCTGATTCTGGCGGTTGTAATAAATTTATTTTATCTTGGGATAGTTCTGGCCTGACTGCGACATTTATCCATGTTCTGTTTTGACCTTCAAGTGCAATAAACTGCTCCGATGTTAAAGCCATAAAATTTTCTACCTTTTGCAACTCACTTTGGTCAAACGTAAACGTGATTGCCCTATCTCTGCTTTGCTTCCCATATTTATCAGTGAATGTCCCCATTATACTTATATGGATAAGGCTGAATTTTTTAAAATCGCTATTTTTATATACTGCATTCAAGCCTTTCATACAGTCAGGGATTCCACCGGTAACCATCATGTTTGGGCTGACGTTATTTCCTGTAAATTGTATTGTCAATTCATTGTCGCTTTTCACGATTTTGCCATCTTTGAAGTTTTGGGCGACCAAAGATTGCAAATCTGCTTTTTTGGGTTTGGATTTTTGTACAGTTTTGGTCGGTGACGCAGTCTTAGATGAATTCTTTTCTCCAGAATCACCGCATCCAGCAAAAGATAGAACAAATAAACTAATTACGAATAAGCATAATACTTTTTTATACATGATAAATCTCCCTCTCTATCTATTTATTTTTTATTTGTTATATAGCCTAAATATATAATAGTACTAATCAGCCATACAATAAATTCTTTTTTAAATGTAAATGTGTAAAATGTAATAAACATACATGCAAATGTAATTATAAAATAAATAGATACAGCAAAGGGGTATTTTGAGAATGTCTTCTTTAATTCTCTGTTTTGTTCTTGCTTTTTAAGGCTTTTAAGCTGTCTTTTACTTTCTGCTTTGTTCCATGGTACTTGTTTTCTATATTGTAATCCGCCATATCCAATAGTAGTTCTCATACCTTGCTTATTAAAATTAATGCTCCCTCGTTTTGAACCATGTACACTCAAACTTGGGCCTCTTTTACTTAAATTTAATTTTATATGCTTCCCTAAATTTATAGACTTTCTAAAAGTTAAACCCATAAAAATATCCCCCCTTCAATAATCACATTATATCAAATCGGAGAATATTTTTCCATTAAGTATCAAATTAGCAATCATCTTTCATATACTTTATATCTTCATCTCTTAACCTGTATATAGCATTTATATCCCACATATCTTCCATTTTAAAATATTTCAGCACTTCAATAATTGATGTTACCTTATATCTCTTATCCTTAATTTTTTTATATAAGAATAGAACATATATCTATGGTCAAATATTGAAGAGGGGTTATTTGGATTTACAGTGTGGGCACATAAACCGACAGGAAGAAGACTTAGGACTGTACTACCTGCAATACATCATACAGGGGGTTATATAAACAATGATGATTTGTTTGTAGAAACTTATTTACCATTTGCTGACGATAACGCAAAGACTATGTTTAAAAATACTTTACCTGTAGTTAGAAAACAAAATTAAGGGATTCACTTTATCAGCTTCCGGTATCCTTAATCCATTGTAAACCAGTTGAACATTCTTCCTCCGTTCCTTCTCTTTTATCCTTTGTTAGAAAGCCTCTAAAACTTTGCTTATAATTTTATATATCTTTTCTTCATACCGATTTTTGGCTTCTATATAAAATATTTTTTCTTCTTCACTTATATCTACAAATCTGTTAGGATCTACTCCTTTGACAACATAGAAAGCAATTGTACCCCACCAATTGTTTTCCTCTATGAGTTTTTTATTTGTTCTTGCATCGCCTTAATATCAAATCCCGACATTTCCATCAAATTTTTCATTATTTCTTGCTGCTCTTGTGCATTAAAAAGAGCATCTACTAAATCAGACGGTATTTTTACTTCATAGGCCTTCATAAGCTCTTTGTAATGATTTTTTACTTCCGGGCAGCAGCTATATATAAGATAATTCTGCGCCTGTGCCGCCTTTTCTTCATCATTTTTGCCTGCCGCATCAAGCGTTTTTTTCATGAGTTTGACAGGGGGTGCCACAAATGTCACAAGACCGCCCAAACTTTTAATCTCTATATCAACCGTCTTTTCCTTTTCTTTATCCTTATTAATTTTTGCTTTTATCATATCTGCAAAGCCTAATTTTTTAGTACTGCTATTGTCAGCCATAATTTATCTCTCCTTTTTAAAATATTGCCCCGTTCAAATCGAACGGGGTCATTCATTTAAGATAATTTTTCCAATATTTCATAGTCAATGAATCTAAACGGAATAGCTTCCTGTGAAGATTTCTTGGTTTCATAATTAAATTCCGATTGTGTAAATTGGACTCCATAAAGGGCAATTCTTTCACTTTCACCAGTCTGTGCATTGGTTACACTTGCTTCAATCTCTACATCCGGGAATTTGCCATCTCTAAATGCAGCACCTATTGCGTTAAATGCTCTTGAATGCATCTTAAACAATGTAAGCGTGCCAGTACCTTTCCAGCCCATGAACCTTCCCATAGTAGCATAAACACCGGCTATTTCAATATCATCAAAAACTCCTTCAATTTTTATTTCAACTTTATTGACTTCCTCTATTTGTTCTCCATTGATCCAAAGCTTGCCCTCTGTACCGGAGAGCACTTTATTTGCTATATTCTCTACGCTGGCCATTTATTTCACTTCCTTTTATAAAATTGGATATAAAAAAAGAACAATCCAAAGATCGTTCTTTAATTGTGCATTGTTATTCCAAAATATAAGTTTTCCATTGCGAAGAGTATCTTTACATCTCCCGCAAGGTAAATGTCTCTTTTATATGTCATGCCTCTTATCTGGGCATCCGTAAGTTTGCTCGTATCAGTTCCGGCATTTTCCCAAACCTGTCTTTGCTTGGGCACATCTATCTCGGCTTTATTATCGTACTGATCATCTAAAATATTGGCAGTTTCGAGGCTGTCAAAATATCTATTTACAGCTGATAGAAATAACATCTGGTTGTCCAGGTTATTCTTCAGAACACCAAGGTATCCGGATTTAAAGGCTGCTCTTATATCATCTTGTATCATATCCTCAGCTTCTACTATTTCAATATAAGATTCATCATTTTCAGTGCCCGTAGGTGATCCTTCTGGTGCATCTGTCAAACTGTTTATGCCAACGCCTATTTTAACTTCTGCATCTTCATTAATAAGTATCAACTGTCCTGCATTTATAGCTGTCTGTACATCTGCAGGCTCCGTAACACTAGCAAGGTTACTTAAAACTGTATAAGTAGTACCTTTCATTACATTGGCCCCTGCTAAATATCCTATGAGGGTTGGAATTGCCTTATCTCCTGTCTGTGTTACTCTGCTGTCCTTAAATGTTATATTGGTATTTCCCAGTACAACTACACCCTTATCATTGGGCGGTGTTGTCGGTGCAAATACAGCACATTTAAAGTTTTTCTTATTAGCTCTCTGACCTTTCACAAATGTAACAAGAGCATCTTGATCTGCCTGTGTGGAAGTTCCTTCATATATCCCTATCCAGCCCGTTTCTAGCCCTTGCACAACGTTTAGGGCATCCGTAAATACTCCAACTGTGGCATCCACCCTAACTACTGTAACCTTATTGGGCTTTCCAAGGAAACAATCACTTATATAGGTGTAATTATCGGCTGTATATAGTGCTTTGTCTGCATCTAAATCGGTTTGCTGATTGTACACCTTGCTTGTAAATGTCTTATCTGTATCGTCTTTTACAATTAATATCACATTACCACGTTCTGATCTCTCTATGAAAGAAGATGCAAGTTGTTTAAAAATAATATTAATTTGTGGTAAATTTATAGACATATTACCACTCCTTTCGTTTTATATTCGTATTTAAGTTTTCCAACGGCTCTGAATCGTCTGTATCCGGTAATCCCTGCATAGAATATAGATAGAACTGCATCTGTAAAATCCCATCTACAATTACAAAATCCAAGCCATTGTCCTGCCCATCTTGCTGAAATGTAGGCATAAAAAAAGA